GTCCCGACCACGAATTCTGGATATTGACAAGGTTAAGCTCGTGATTGTACGCGGAGAGGTCGAGGTCGGAGAGTTGCTTGTCGCCTACGGCTTTGGCGATGTCGAGCGAGTCGGCAAAGAATACCACTTCGATGTCTTCGCGGTCGCCCGTCTTCTTCATCCCCTTCACCTGCATATAACCCTCGACGATGGGGGATTCTTTGTCCAAGATGGCAGCGGGAAAACGCTTCTTAAAAAGCGTCGTCCTGAACTCCCCGTTCTCCGTTCCTTCCGGGATATACCCAGCCTGAAAGATGTCCCCAAAGCGGAAGCGGTTGGCGGCCGTGTTGGGTATGGTGAAAGCCTGCGAGTACGACCCCGCCGGGCTTTGGATATTCTCGATGTCGGAGAACTGGAGCGTGAAGTTGAGCGGCTCGTTGATATAACCTTCCAAACGGCTATAAGTGCCCGAGGTAGTCCGTGCGCCGAGGGTCAGCATTTGAGGTTAATCAAGAGTTCAACTTCGCAAGAGATAGGCAAGAGCTTCGAGGCGCTCTGCTCGTGGGCGTAGTTCGTCGTTTTCATACGGCAGGGATACCACTGGCCGTCGTACCGCACCATGAGGTAGGTCGCTGTCATGGCTGACTTGAAGAGCTCACGCTCGGCGTCAGAGAAGAAGTCCTCCGACAAAGAGAAGGAACGCTTGCCCGTAGACGGGAGAGGTACCCGCTCCGGCTCGTGTCTGTACCCTTCAGCAGCCAAAGTCAAACCCAACCCCGAAAAGCGGCTTTCAAGGTCGAGGTTTGTGGTGTAGGTGTCGCGGCCTCCTACGTCGTAGTTGTCTTTTACCCTTCCGTCAAAGCGGAGTATCTCGGCTCCGCCACGCGATCCAATCCAATACAACTGCGCGGGCTTGTGCTTGATAGGTCTGCAGTCGCGATATACTCGGATGGGCTTGGATAGTGGCGTCGTTCCGTCGCGTGGCGTGACTTCGTAGTAGTCCCAATCTTCCGTATTCAAGTCGTAACCCGGAATGGCCCAGTTTACGTTGTCTTTGATATTAGCGGGGCCGATGGGTATGTGCTGCGCGGCGCTGTTCCAATTTGTGGGTACGGTGCCCAAGTTGAGTGTTAGCGTGTTTTGTAGTGCGCCTTCGTATACGGTATAGACAACGTTGTCCCAGTCGCAGTTGGCCGTGTCCTTGCCCGTGTCGTAGGCGTAGGAGTAGTTCTCCATCTGTAAAAGGGTGGCTGCTCCCTCGTCTTCGAGGGCCATATCGACACGAATAAACGTCGTGTCTTCCCTGTCTGTCATCCATCCCTTTTTTGTGGCGCTGTCGGGGAAGTACTCGGAGAAGTCCTGCGACCAATCCCAGCCTTGGTTGGTGGCAAAGTAGACGGGGATGTAGTCGTGGCTGCCTTGTAGGGCGCTCTTGACGCCTCCCGTCACGGAGTAGATTTGAAACTGCACCCCGTAGGTATTCTCATAAAAGACGGAGATAGCGTCAACGCTGGGTGCAGGTTTGGTTCCTGCCGTGAAAACGAGGTACGGCGCAAAATAGCCCTGCGCGGAGGCTGTCCACGTCTCCATATTGATGGTAGCGTCGTTGCTCGAAGGGAGGGTTGAAGCCACGTAAGCCGTGGCAAGTGGCGATGCCCCAACCGTCCCCGCCATATTGACGGAGTACATCTCAACGAGCCACGTGTCGATGGTTACAGCCGTGTCCCTCCATCGTAGCTGGGCACGCTGACGCCAAGGGAAAGGGGCTTCTGTTGGAGGAGAGAGAAATTGAAAGGCCATTACTTGGGCTTGATAGTGATGTTTGCGGACTTAAACTCCAACGAGCGGAGCAGGTCTTGAGCGAGGGCTTGGCCGAGTTCGGCTTGGTATTGTGGCACGATGGATTCGAGGGCGACGGTGTAGTATCTGAGCCCCTCGATACCTTTTCTCTTGATGCTTCGAGCGATGAGGAAGGCGGCACTACGCAGGCGGCTCTCCGTCTGCTTCACAAACTTCCCGGAGGCATCGCGTAGGCGTACAGGCTTGGCCTTCATCCATTGCATGATAGGCTCCATTGGGGGTTGCTTGGAACGGAACGAATAGGGCGCGTTGCGGTTCTTCCTTGTCCCATTGACGCCCCAGTGGATAAACGCCGCGTAAGGCAGGGGAGAGCCGAAAGAGACCCTCCCCCCCTTAAGCGAATAGGTGAGGGACTTTTGAAGGCTACGTGAAGCCACCCCATAGGAGCGGTTCTTGCCAATCTTACGCGAGCCGAGCTCACGCTTGGCTGCGTTGTTGACGTCTTCGGCAAACCTGCCGAGTACCTTCTCAAAGTCCGTCAGGTTCATTTGCTTTTACCGAGGATGATGGCTTGCAGGATGCGTTTCACCAAGTCGACAAAGTTGTCGTCTTTCTCGGTTTCGGTGAGTGCCGTGATCGTGCCTGCGGCAGCGATTACAGCGAGGGCGATTTCTGCCCAGTTTTCAAGAATAAAGTCCATTATTTGGAAGAATTAAGGTTTGCGATTTGTGCTTCCAGAGCTTCGATTGCCTCGCAAAGTTCATTGATGGCTACTGCGAGGTCGTTGATGGTGAAGAACTCACCTTCGAGTTGTTCGGGTGTAAACTTGGTGTGCATTACGTGAAGGAATAGCAGACGTTGAGGGTGACGTAAAAAGGGGTTCCGTTGTTTACGTTGTAATAAGCGAATGCGAGTTCGTCCCCTGCGGCAAAGGTCCACCCTGTAGGAGAGAACGTTTCCGTGTAGTTGCCGCTCGTGTAAGGGATGGTCTGCTCGTAGGTAGGTGTGGATTGAATTTGCAGAAAACTTAGCGGCTTGGCTTTCCACGCTGCTACCTTGATTTCAGCAGCGCCTTGTACGTGGACGCTTACGTGGTCGATTTGACCTGCCTTGGGGACGTGCCAAATCATATAGTGCTGCCAGTTGCCGGATGTACGCACCGAATTTGTGTACGTGTAGAAGCCGTAATACTGCGAGGTGTTCGTAGTGGTGAAATTCGTCATAAAGAACGAACCCGCCCCGTTGAAGCTACCGCCTCCTCCACCCCCGCCCGAGGCGCTGAGTGTCGTGCCGGTCATCGTGAGGTTTGTCCCAATCGTAGCGTAAGTGAGCTTGCCGTCGGAGTCGTCCCAAAAGACGAGTTTGTCCGCTCCTGCATCCTGACTTCCGAGGTTCTGCCCCGGAGCCATACGCAAAACGTCGCCCGCGTTGGCGTTGATTGAAACGTCCGTCGAGTTGTCCGTTCCCGCTGGGTCTACGTTCAAAACGGACTGCATCTCCGCTTGGGTGATGCCCGTCGCGAGCTGTGGCGTACCCGCGTTGTCCTCTACGGCTGGGTTGGCGGGTAGGTCTACGTTGACCCACTTTCCGATACCCGCGTTGTACGCGATAACTTGATTTGAGACGAGGCTTGTGAGGGTTACGTCGTCGAGGTTCTCTACGTCGAGTCCCGAGTCACCTACCGCGTTGAAAATTGCGTTCAGAGCCGAAATGGTAGTGGCCTGAGTTGCACCCAAAGGGAGGCTCGTAGTAGCGTCCACGTAATCCGCGAAGGGGATGCCTTTGGCGATCACACGAGAGGAGATTCGCTCGGTGATGGTTACTCCTGTCGCGAGGTAGGACGAAGCAATCAAATACCCGTTGAGAGGGTAGTAGTCGTTGCCTACTTTCACCGCGCCTGTCGGGGTGGAGTCAATTCTTATCATGTGAAAGTGATTTCAAAGTCGATGCAACGAGCCGTACCTGCTGAATAGTAAGAAGCTGTTTCAAGGAAGATGTCTACTGTCGGGTGTGAGCCTACCGTAATCGTGCTGCTCACCAACACCTCGGTTTCAACGTCAACAGGTAGCGATACCAAAAGCTGGGGTGACGTATTTGTGGTGTCGGCGAAGACAGGTGAGTTCGAGAAGAACGCCCTCAAACGAACTTCAATGAAGTCGTTTACCACGGCAGGAGTCACACCAAACTTCGCCGTGAAAGCGATGGACGTACCTGTGCTCAACCCTGAAACTTGAAGCGCATTGAGAGTTGAGTTGTACAAGATGGAAAACGAACCCGCAGGAGTGACAGTAGCAGCGGATGAATATTTGGATGACGCGTAGGCGGTCGGATAGGTTCCTATGTTGCTTGTCGTCGTGTTGCCTGTCCAAATAACGGAGGCCACCGCGTTCCCTCCCACGACTGTTTTGTTTATCCATCCCGCTCCGTCGTAGTACAGGAGTTGACCCGCCGTGAGTGAGGTTTCCGTCACGTCTCCGAGGTCTCCGATATTCTCGACGAGGGTGGGTTTGTTCAGAATCTCGCTCACGCCCGACGTGGAGTCCCAGTCGGAGTTCACTTGTGCCGCTGGGATGGTTGGCTTGTTGAGGATTTGAGCGTCCCCTGTCGTGGCGTCCCAATCCGCGTTGACGTTGACCTCAGCTCCGGCTTCGATGCCTGTGAGCTTGGTGCGCTCCGCGTCGGTTATGATTTCCCCGCTGCCTACCGAGTCGATGTCGGTGAGCGAGATGGCCGTACCTGTCGTAGCTACGTCCGCAAGGGTTGTAGGCGTAGCCACGCCGGAGGCGTTACCTATCCACGTTTGTCCGTCGGGGATGTTGGGCACGTCGTTAGAGCGCCCTGATCCATACACGATACCGCTTCCTGAGGAGGCGTGGGATTTGACTACTACCCCGAGGTTCTGGATGAGGTTGGTTCCTGTCGGCTTGGTGTTGGTGTAGCCTCCTGTCGGCCCGACGTAGATGACGTCGCCCGCTGTGAAGGCGGAGGTGTCGACGTTCTCAATCAACCCCACCACGATGGCCTCCCCTTCCTCTTCGTCTTCAAGCGTCTCGTTGAGTACGAGCGTGGCGGGCATGGCTGAGGGCGTGTCGGCTCGTGCCGCGATGACCTCTACAAGCTGACCCGCGCTTACGGGCGTGACAGCGTGAACGGGCGTGCCCTTGGCGAGCTGCCCGCCCGAGACGTTCTTCGCTGTTACGATGATTCGGGTGGCGTCGGCTACGGCTCCGCTGGTGGCGTCTGTAATCCTGCCGAAAGAGTCCACGGTGATATTTGCTGCCGTGTAGCTCCCTGCCGTCACCCCGCTCGTGTCCAAGCTGATGTCGGGCGTCGTGCCCCCCGTACTCGACAGGGGCGCAGTAGCTGTCACCGCACTCACCGCCCCAGCAGCAAAGTCCAAAGTAATTGTCCCGTCTCCGTCGTCTGTCAGAGAGCCGTTGGGCACCTTGATGGTAGCCACCGAGAGTACGTCGGGGCTTCCGTCGAGCTCTTTGACGCGGAGCAAGCCACGGGCTTTATATGCCGTCGCGGGGGTGCCCTCAGGCTCCACACCTGAGAGAGGGGCGTTGCATGAGTCGTAGGTGTAAGGAACGGAGATAGCGATGTCGAGCAAGCACCCGGCAAGGGCGTTGCTTTGCGTCTCCTCCAAAGGCGTTACGCTCGCATTCACGAGGTCGTAGTGGAACCCAAACTGGAAGATGTTACCTCCGTTCTGGATGTCTGCGAGGATGTCCTCGGCTACCTGCTCTGCGTCCGAGATGTTCTCCTTTTGGTAGCCTACCTTGTCGGCGTCCGAAGGCGGCACGGAGAGGATATACACCTCAAGGTTGTACGTCTTGGCTTTGGGGCTGTTGTAGTCGCCCCCGGTGTACACGAGATGGAGGAGGGGGTACTGCTCGAACTTCTCAAGGTCTACGTCCGACGGGGAGCCGTACGAAAACGTCTTGATGAAGTAGTGGTTGTCGCAGAACTCCTGAAACTTGGAGACGATGTTATTGAAGGTGATCATCGGCGCTGGGCTTGCTCTTGCTTGCGTTTGTATTCAAGGTCTTTTAAGAAGGCGAGGTGCGTGAAGACGTGGCCCACCGTGAGGCGAGTGACTGCATCGATTTTGAGAACGTCCTCCCCAGCCAATGAGTAGAGGGCGGGGTACCATTCCCACTTCGAATAGAACGCATCGCCTCCACCGCCGTCCGAGTCAAAGAGGACTCCAAAGTGCTCCGTAGTTCGCGCTCGGTAGTCCAAAAAAAAAGCAGCGCACCGGCTACCGCAGGGGCGGGCATATCGAGGAAGTGTTCGCTCTTCTCTTGTGCCGTGTATTCCGCGATAGTGTACTTGTCGCCCCACCGCTGGGTGATGGGTCGGTACAGGATGCTCATGGCTTTGTGAGCCGTCGTCCAGAAGTCCTTAGTGTAGGTCTCCATATCAATCCACTCCCCGGCGCTGAAGTTCTCCCAATCGGGGATGAAGCCGTACTCGATGCCATGCAGCTCCATGATGGGTTCGTGCTTGGACACCTCACGAGCGAGGAGGGAGTCGATGTGTGCCGAGGCTTCTACGATGAGGGCTTGCGGCAATTTGCGGAGTTCAGCAAAAGACAGTCCCGTCACCACCTGCACCCGCTTGATCGGGTCGTCGGTAGTTTCGAGCACCTGAAGGTGTCGCAGGGTGAGGTCTGCATAGTTGGCCGGAAGTCGGAGCTCCATATAAGAATGAGTTGAAAGGTTTGAATTCCTCAAGCGGGAAGTTAAGGCATAAAAAAAGGAGCCGCTTGGCTCCTGTTGGTTTGGGGTTGGTGGCTTTAGATTTTTTCTGCCACCTTTTGCGCGATTGCGTCGATTCCCATGATTGTCTTGCTGTTTTCCTTGAGCACCTCTGCAATCAAAGCGTTCCAGTTGATTCCTTCGAGTTCTTTCTTGGCGGCGTTTACTTTGTTGTTCATGGTGTGTGTTTTTGTTTGTTTGATGTCTCAAAGATACAACCTTTTTTCTATTCTCCAAACAAAAAGCAAAAAAATTCTTTCTTTTTTTTAGCCGAGCGCATATCGCCCGAAGTTGGGGTTCGTCTGGTTCCACGTCACGGCGTAGCGGGAAGCATCTACGAAGTGATTGAAGGCGTCCACGGGTTCGTTCAGTTGGCGTCCGTTCTTGTCCTCCTTGTACTTGTAGTTCCGCAGCTCCTTGATGCCGTTGACGCTTCGCTCGGTGATAAAGAGCGGACGTGAGCGTAGGAAGTCGATTCCTGAGCGTACTGAGTCCGGGCCTTTCCTTGCCGGGTGGATATTGAACCCGTGGCCGTGTATCTCGTCGATTGACTTCGGCTCGGCTGAGTCGGCCACGATCATGGCCTTGCCTACCTCTGCGTCGCGTAGCGTCTGGGCGATGGCCGCATTTGTAAGACCCGTGGCGTAGCACACCTCATCGAGGCAGAAGCCGTGGCCGTCGGTGTACACCTTGACGATGGCGGTGGGGTCGTTGGTGTATCCAAAGTCCAAACCAATCGACAGGAGCTTCCACCCGTCCGGGACTTGAACTACCTGCTTCCAATGGGTGAGGATAGTAGCCCGCGACACCCCACGCTCCCCGAGTCCGTAG